CTAATGTTATTTCTACTGTATTTGTACCAGATATAGAGCGGAAAGGATTAAGACCTAATTCAATTTCTAGTCTGTCTTTAACAGTTCCACTTATAACAGTTCCGTTAGAAGTATTATCATATGTTCCTAGTAATATTTCTTTTCCATGCCACTGTATTGACTCACCTTCCCATTCTGTTGTAAAAATAGATTCACTGGCAGTTAGTGTAATTGATCCAATATTGGAGCTAGGTAATATTGTTACGTCACTATCTGCCAGCTTTGTGTAAGGTTGATATGTTTCCTCATTGTTAGAAGAAACTTTGAATGTTAAAGCTTTAGCTGTAAAACTTGTAGCACTTGCTCTTTGTATTATAATAGGAGTAAATGTATTGTGACATATAATAAAAGTGTCTCCTTGCTGTGCAAAAGTAAACTCTCTTATATTAGAAGATGTTATAGGAAGTGTTGGTGTTGATGATCCTAGTGTATATGTAGTAACAGAAGATCCTACTTTTGTTGTAGCTCCAGTAGTATTGTTTATTTCATATACAGTTAGCTTACCTACTTCAAAACAAAACAAGTATTCTTGTGTTTCAGAAAATATAAAAGACTCTAACCTTACCTCATCAACGTTTGAGGCTGATAGAGAGTCAACGAATAGTGTTCCTGGTCTGCGGAAGGCAGAGCCTTGCGAAGTTAAAACTGCGTTTCTAAGCTTAAGACAGCCACCTTCATACGATGGATCGTCAATTCTTGCTTTCATTCTGGGATCTAATTCGCCAGCAGTAAAATTAGTTTGAACAAATTTTATCTTTTTAGCCATTAGAATTTCCTAGATAGTGTGCGTGTGTTACCTCTGAAAGTAGAAAATCTGTTAAGGTTAAGTCTTTCTGTTGTTGTTTGTTGTGAGTCTATATTTCTAGCAATCATATATTGTTGCTGTGCTTTTTGCTCAAAGAGTAAAGACTTGTTTTCATCTTCTGCTATTGCTCCAGAAAATACAGAAGCTAAATGAAACTGTAAGCCAAGTATATAATATGGAGGAAATTCTGTTGTGTCTGGTCTATAAGTGTATTCACCTATAACAATATCGTTTGTATTTGCATTACAAAATATTTTCTTTGTAAATATATCGTAGTCTATTTGCTGTCCGTTGACAGCTATACCATGTATTATTAATGATTCTGTTGGTATTTGATATGCTGATGCATATTTGTTTTCATCTACAGGAACGTCTGTTAGTCTTGATAGTTGTGCAATATTACTAGCAAATCTCCAACGAGTTTGAGTTAAGGAGGACCTAACTATATCTTCGTATAGGTTTGTAGCTACTTGTGATTCTGTTGTTGTTCCTGAAAAAGACGAAATAGGCTCTGCGCCTATCAATACTAATGCTCTTGATGCAATGTCTATGTCGCTTGTTGAAGCTGTTGATGCCATTTATTTCAAATAAAGGGAGGGCGCAATCGCTACCCTCCCTAAATCCTTTAAGTTATGCTAACGCAGCAGTCGTTACAGTTGCATTACCAGATGTTGAAGATACAGTAAGTACGTCAACAGCGGCAGTGCCACCTGTTGCTGAAACAGTTAAAATTATATCAAACTGTTTAAGCTCATTAGTAGCGTTGTTAAAATAACCAGAGCCGGAAATAGTACCTACAGCATCCGTAGATTTGTAGTACCATATTGCTGGTGAAGAGCCACCGACTTTTTTTAATTCACTAAGTGTTAAAGCCATGTTCTATTCTCCTTAAGCTGTTTCGTCAATGGTTACTTTATATATGCCAGAAGTGTCGACAGCGACAGCTCCCATAGACATATATGAGGTAACAAGGTTACTAACTTTTTCAGGTATGTAATTAACTTCTGTTCTTACATCTGAGCCTGTTGCTACACCGATAGCAGATTTGTGGTATGCAAAGCAATCTCTGTTATTACCAGTCTTAGGTAATGCAGAGTGTAGCATCCAGTTAAATCCTAGCCATGATTTAGCAGTTACGCCAGATGGGAACGGAAGTTGACCTGGGCCAATGTAGTCCATATTTGCAAACTCATTAATCGCAAGCAAGTCAGACCAACCTTCTGGTGATACAACAAAATATCTTTGTCCATCATCAGGAATGTCAGCTTCGTTCATACCAACAAATGTTTGTAGAACTTTTGCTTTTGTTAATCCAGCAGATCCATGTGCTATGGAATTGCCAGCGCCACCTAAAGCTGTAATGATGATGTCATCAGTCTTACGACCTAGAGCTGCTGCTGCATTTGTTGCAACAACTTGTCTTTCATCAATGTTAGTTTTAAGTAGGTCGAGTGTGTCAATGTAATCAGCTGCATAAAAATCTGTTAATGATACATCTACATTAGTATGTGTGATGTCCATGCTAGATATTTCAGCGTGACGAGACTTAGTAACAGCAGTTCCTTTGCCTACTTTTTGAAAGCGTGCAGTAGAACCAGTTACATTATTGACTTGTCTTGTAGTATTCTTAAGTTTAGCACCCTGTCTTTGGTAAGCAAGATGAACTTCACTTTCGAATTGCGTTATAAACGCTTGGTCAATGGTTAATGCCATTAATCTTCTCCTAGTTTAAAGTTAAATTATACATCCTGTTATCCGTGAGTGCTGGGTACAATTATCCTAATAGGGTTGTCCATATACTTTTGGGCAGTTAAGCTCAATGAATAACATTATCTTTAGGGTTACAACGCACAAAGTATATATGGTCCGTACTATATGGTGGCTCTGTAAAGTCTAGTATGTCAAAGCCAGCAAATTTAAGAAACTTTTTAATACCTTGCCTTTTAGAATCTGCAATATTAAATAACAAATCATAGTGTGAGTTAAAAATTTCTACCCACTTTAAAGACTCTCTTAGTATTGTAAACTTATCTAGCCTTGATACATCTTTAGCCATTAACATCCATACTCTACCAGATGTTTGAAACATTTTGCCTAGTATAACAGGAGGGTTTTCTTTATGAACACCCCACATACATAACGGTACATCGTTTCTAGTAGCCATCCAACAAACATCTTGGTCTGTTTTTATGAGTGCTTGCATACAAGCTTCTTGTGGACTGCACCCAAACAACTCACATTCAACAATATCTTCTTCACATAAATTATCAGCAAGATCCATAACCATTTCAACATCTGGTTGTTGTATTTTAATTCCCATCAGCTAAACTTTGGAATCCTCTTTCTATCTCATCTATGTAACTTTGATCTCTACGTTGTGGATCATGGTATCTAGGATCTTGCATCTTAGCCCGCAAGTCAGCTATCGTTAGTTTACCAGTACCCTTATCTATTTTATCAACACCAGATATAGATGTCTTATTCATATTCATTACTTTCTCTAAGAATCTAACACCTTCTGCACTAGCACCAATATCTACAGCTATTCTTTGCTCATCTTCTGTAAGATTTTTAGTAGCCCAGCCAGTTACACTATCTATTCTTGCTTGTGCATTTTCACCTAGTTTGGCTATTTCTGCATTTAGGTCTACTTCTTCAACTCCAGAATCAGCAAACTGTTTAATGCCTTCGTGAAATTGCTCATCACTAAAACCAGATTCAAAACTTGTTTTCTTCCACCAGTCTAGTAAAGGATTGCTTAGTATTTCTTCTTGAGTAAAGCCTTCAATCTCCGGTACTGTATATGAATCTTCATCTGCTGGTCTGTCTTTCATTTGCTCTGCTTTAAGCTCACCAACTAATTCTTCTTTCCAGTCATCTTTACTTTTACCAATCTTAGATTCTAATTCTTTATAGGACTTAGCTAAGTCTTCTATCTTAACTACACCATTATCTATAAATTTTTCTGGTATACCATCAGGTAAAGGCGGAGTCTGAGTTTCGTTTGGTGCAAGTGTGGGAGGATGATCCCCAGACTCCTCTGCAACAGGGGTTGCATTTACATCTACGAGTGATTCTTCTGACATTATTTCTCTCCTTGTTTAAGAGTTTCATATTGTCTAATTCTTGTTTCTAATATAGCAACAACAAACCTTGCTCCTTCGTTATGGAACAAGTGATTTGCCTGTATATCAGGACCAGATACTCTTTCTGTTGTAATAGATTTAAGATACTTTAAAGTTTCTATTCCAGCTTGTGTATTAAATGTGGTAACGATTAAATCGTTAAGATGTTTTTCTTCTTCTGGTGTTCTCTCGTAACCGTCAGGTCCGAGGATCTTCTTCTTCGTTTGTGGCATTTGGTATAGCTCCCATTTGTTGCGCTTGTTGCATTATTTGTTGACGATCAGCATCAGTCATAAGTAAATCTTCTGGTACAGAAAACTTCTTAGCAAGGAACTTAGCAACTTCATTCCCTTTGACTAACATTGGTAACATTTGTGGACCAAATCTAGCCATAACTAATTCTAAAAAACGATCTACGGAAGCTATATCTGTTTGCATCTGTGCTTGTGCAAGCGGTGATATACTTACTACTTTAACTTCTCTTCCGTTTACTTGTGGTACTTCGATCCTACCTTGTTTCTTAAGGATGTATATAACTCTTCGTAAGATTGGAGTGACCAATTCGGCTTGTAATCTACCAAAGGCAGATCCAATTCTTCGTGATAGGTCTGCCATTCTTTCTGCAACTTCTGTTGCACTGGCTGGTGTTCTGTTTGGATCACCCAACATATCATTATATAAAGCTCTTTTAATATTATTACGCATATCTGAAAGTATAAGCTCAGATACTCTAAAATCACCAGCAGACTGTATAGGTTGAAGCCCAGCCGAACCTGGTGCTTTTGGTATAACCGTACCCGGTAGTAATTGTATTGTATCTGTAT